TTCAATTATATTATCTTCTTCATTATTTTCATCAAAATAATTTATATTATCTTCTGCATTTTTATCCATCATTTCTTTTATATTGTCTAATTTTTGTTTAAATGTTTCTTCAACATAATCATTCTTAAGATATTCTGAAATAATATCATTCATTGGAATGATTTCTTTTATAGCAATAGTAATGGCTTTATTAATAATATTTATACATTCTCTTTGATTTCGTTTAATTTCTACGGAAGAAAAATCGTGCCAAAATAATTCTGGGTTATTATAAAATTGTCTGGCAGATTCTATATATATTTTATGTATAAATATTTTACAATCAATTTGTTCATGAAATTTTTCTTGGACAATTTTACATTTTTTTCCAGATGCATTAAATGTCAATAAAATAATATGACTTTTTATAACTGCTTTTATGAGTTTTTCAAATATATCTGCATGTTTACTACCATCTCTGATTCTTATCATTTCAGATTCAATTAAAGTATTATTTAATGTAGGTATATTTTTTAAAAAATGCTGAAATATTTTTAATGTTCCCGGATTATTAACATTTGGATTTTGTTTACTTAATTCTTTAAATTTTAAATCTGTTTCATATGCTTTTTTATACATAGATTTAATACCTTCATATATTAATGGAGAAATTATATGTATTAAAAAATCTGTATATTCTGCTTTTATATCAGCAATATTTCTTTCATAATAATGCATATAATAATAATTAATATATTATTATTATATTACTAACACAAATATATTTTTATTAAGTTTTTAGTTATCATAAGGTGGTTTAGTTCCGTTACCTCCTCTACCTTCGATATAATCACGTTGTTTATTTGTCATACACACACAACCAGAATTATTCCATGAATTATTACACATATAATTATTTGGTACAAATTTATCTTTCATTTTTTCAACCATTGCATCTTTTTCTAATTCAAATGGTGGTGGATATTGTTGTGAACAGCATGATTTACTGCACATATTATAATTTAAACCCATACCTCCATTATAACCATCATCTAATCTATCTACACGTCCATAATTAGATACTAATTCTGAACCAGTTGCAGGTTCAATTTCATCAGGTAATCCAACAAATTCAGATGCTGCAGTTACAATTCCAGTATTTCTATCATAAAGCATAACAGGTGTAGGAATATCTTCTTGTTTTAATTCAGTTGCATCTTGTTTATTATTTGGTTTATTTGTTATTTTAACTTCGGTTTTACCATCTAAATTTTCAGTTTGTTTATATATAATATAAACAACAGCAACTATTACTAATACGACTAGTGTTTTTTGAACAGTATTTAATTTGTTAAAAAAATCCATCATTTATATAATTATATAATATAAAAAACTTTTGTATTATATAATTATATAAATAATGAATTTTCAAAATATAAGTAAAAAAACATGTATTATAGTATTACTTGTGATTATGTTACTCTTATATGTATTTTTTTATTCAAATAAACAAGAAAATATTCCTGATAATGGAGGTGATATATATACTAATTTAGTACAAAAATATATAAATGTGTATCCTCAAAGAAGTGTAATATCATTCTATATAGATACAGAAGAAACTAGAAATGACATAAGTAATATGGCTATAAATTTTCAGCAAAATCAAATTTTTATATTATATGATGAACCAAATAATAGAATGTTGGTTTTTGATTTTGATAATGCTATTGCTATATATGATTTTAACACAAATACTATGATAACCTATCTACCAAAAAATAATCCTAACGCAGATTATTATAAATTTTATATTTTTGGTTTTTCTTTGAATAAGATGATGAATTATAAATTATTAATTGAATATAGCGCTGGTATACGTAGCGCTGATATACATAGTGAATTTGAATTAAATAAAATGAATTTATTCAATTTAATTAATCTTGATAATTTATTACATTCCGTTCATTCAAATAATGAACAGTTGTCTAAAAACATAGATAGTTTAGACCCAACACAAGAATTACAAGTATTACCTCAATATAATAAATTTAAGCAGAATTATTCATCACAAACTGATACAAATCAAAATAGTGGAGAAATATTTAGTGCAGAAAAATCAAATCATAGTGGAATATTTAGTGCAGAAAAATCAAATCAAGGTATTATAGAAGTATCCGGAAGACGGATACTGCCGGATAATGCAGTAGGGGATATTGGTAGTGCCAGTACAACAACGGTTGAAAAATCAAATCCAATAACTAAATGTATATCACAAGAGGTTTTTCAATCTATTAAATCAGATATTAAAAAATTATATTTACCACATAATCCATCAAATGCAATAGATGGAATTAATGGATTTTTTCTAAATTATAATAATTATAATATTATTAAAACTCAAATAGATTTATTTAAAACATTTACCGATGATCAAATTGTATGTATTTTAGAATCAGATAATCCAAATTTATGTGATAAATTAAATAGAGAATTATCTGATGATGATAACGGCGGTTTTAATGAATTATTTAAATTTGTAAAAACTTCTCACCAAATAATGAGTTTATATCAAAATCAATTATTAGATATTAAAACTATTGTATTACCTCGAATTTTAAATGTTATTAATAAATGTAATACTATAACAAAAAATAATAAATTAAAGGCATTGAATGGATTAAGAAATTTATTATATACAGTCGAATATATATCTTCTATATTGGGAAATAATTGGGATTTAATAAAAAATATAGATAATTCAATAAAAAATCTTAATTAATTTGTATCAATTTAATTTATTTTAATTTATCTATATATTGGTAAATAAATTGTATCTATTATCCAATTTTCTTTAGAATCAAAAGTTCTAGGAATATAATCGATTGTTATTTTATATTTTTCAGTAACATCATTTATCTTATTTATTAATGACGTATCTTGTGCTATTTTTTTAAAAAAAGTTTCATTATTAAATTTATCTCCATATTTTTTTAACGCTGATTCTTGTATTTTTTTTAACATATTATTATAAGCAAAAAATAATCCATCTTCATCAATAATAATTTTTTCTGGATTTAATTTTTTACTTCTAATATTATATAATCCTTCACTTGTTACAACAACTGATCCTGAAATTTTACCATCATTAAAATGTTCAATAAAATGTAATATATCACCAATACTCGGCAATTCATATATAATACCTACATCAGCTCTACCTCCAGGTTTTGGAGTTGGTGGATGTGTATGAAACATATATTCATATTCATACATATCATTGACATTATTTGGCATAAATATTTCATTATCACCTTTATCTACACGTGTTGTATTTCCCAATACAACAATTTTTTGTAATTTATTTGAGTTAACATCAAATAATCCAGAATGTTCTGAATATCTAAATATATTTTTTCCTTTTAAATCTGCATATTTTTTACTATAACCACCATGTTCTAATAATGCATCTAATATTAATAATTGATTTCTATTTATTTTTATAAATTTATTACCATTATCTTCTATAATATTTGATTCTAATTTTAATGTAGCATTATATTTTGAAAAAAATATAAAATCAATAAATTCCTCTGGTGGTTTAATAAAATGTTTTTCTATATAATGTGTAAGATTATCTTCCCATATATATTTTGTTAATTTATATGTACCAGTTGAATATGATTCGTCACAAAGTAAACATTTTTTTTTATTTTCAAATTTTAAAAACCTTTCTTCTTTTTTTAATAATGTTTCTATAAATTTTAATTTTTTAGCAAATTCTTGATAATATAACCATTTTCTCCCTTCCACTGGAATTGGAAAATTCTTTCCTTTACTATCTTTTGCTTTATCATTTTTATCAACCCAACTACATATAAAATATAATTCTTTATTATTTCTAACTATTATATTCATATATTCATATACTCATATATTATAATTTTATTATTTTATTAATTAAAATAAAATAAATTATATTTTCTTTGTTTTTTTTTATATATCCAATATAATTATAATTAAATAATTGTTCTATTATTTGTTTTTCTATATCATTTTTATTTTTTATATTTCTTATTTTTATATTTTTATCAATCATATTTTTATCAATTATTTTCATATCTTTACCTAATTTAATATAATTTAATTTTTCATCATAACTGCATAAAATTTTATATTCACACATAATATTTTTTTTTTCTTTGTGTTCTAATATTAAATAATTTTGATAATTTATATCATTATAAAAATATATTTTATATTTGTCTATTAAATTGCTTGTTAAATATTTGTTGCATTTAGTATTATATTCATTATAATTCATATAAATATAAATATATAATATTTATTTCAAGGGTTTAAATAAATAGTATATATTTATATTTATATGAATAAAAATATGTATTATATACTTGATGAACTTGATGATTTTAATGATGATAATAGTGATAATAATAGTTTTAATAATACTGATATTATTAACGAGAATTTGAATGAGAATTTAAATGAGAATTTAAATGAGAATTTGAATGATTTTTTAATGAATAGAACTCAAAAAAAATGTTTTAAATATCAAAATAAATATCATAATAAGAGTATTGATAAATTTAATATTAAAGTAAAAAATTATAATCAAAAAAAAATATTATGTAATAATTATATTTTAAATAATAATTGTGCTTATGGACATAAATGTTTATATGCTCATAATATAAACGAACAAAACATTGAACCAATAAGAAAAAAAGTATTAGATATTATAAATTCATCAAATGATTTGTCAAAAGTAGATTTAAATAATGCTAATAATAAATTTTTATTAAGAGATCTATTAATTTATACAAGAGTTTGTGAAAATTGCAAAAAAAATAAATGTACCGGAGGGTATAATTGTAAATTTGGGGCTTGTTCAGATGAAAATGTAATATGTTATGATAATTTAAATTATGATAATTGTAAAAATAAATTTTGCAAACTAATTCATTTAACAAAAAGAGGTTTAAAACCAATATATTCTAAAATATATTATACTATTAATAATATTGATACTATTAATAAAAATAATAAAAATATTATTAGTAATAATATATTTTCTCAAAATTATATTTTAAATTGTATAAATGATATATTAAATAATGATGATATAAACAATATTAATAAATTATTTTTAAATAATGATGATAATGTTTATGATAATGATAATGATGATAATGATAATGATGATAATGATGATGATGATGATTGTGTAAAATCAATTTTTGATACTTATTAAATAAAAATATTGAAAAATAAAATCATATTAAATATATAATTTTATTTATAATTATTAAAGATGGAAATATATAAGAATATTGAAGATACTAAATATTGGAAGAATAAATATAATCCACAAAAAATAGAAGAATTAGATATTAATCAAGATGTTGTCCATAAAATTAAAAAATGGTTAAATGATTTTGATAAAAATAAAAAAAAATATTTTGAAAAAATAAATAATAAAATAAATCTGAAAAATAATTTAAAAGATAATTTAAAAGATGATTTAAAAGATGATTTAAAAGATGATTTAGATTTAGAAGATGAAATAATTATATCTGATAAACAAATGAACGATCCTCAAAAAAATTGTATGAT